CAATAGTTTTTGTTCTTCTTCAATATTATCTAACATATCATCTATTTCATCTCGAAAATCTATATCACCTTCTTCGAATCTTCTTTTAATCATTCCTTCCATAAATTCTTGTTGTTCTTTCATAGCTTGTCTACCTGATTTAATATCAAATTTACTTTCGTCTTCTCTAATATTTAGCCAAGCACTACAAGCTTCATCATAAAAACTAATGAATTTTTTACTGATACTAGTTCTAAAAAGTACTGCATTCGTATCTACTGTAATACTGTCTTCTTTAGTAAAAGGAATATAAGGCCCCAAATGTAATAATACACCACCAGTTATTGCTGGTTGTAGTTGAATATTCATAGGAAAGTGAAGTTCTAGTTTACTTTCTGCGTCTCTTACCATAGCAAATATTTCTTTTCCATCTTTGAATTTTACAAATTGATATTTTGTCTGTTCGTCTATGTATGGCATTTGGGTATCCTTACTGAATGAATTTCGTAATTAAAATTCTCTTTACTATATGTATTTATTCTTTCTGAAAAGTGGTTAAGGGTATAATTTGTATTTTTTTTCCATGAGAGATCATCAGCTATATCATATAACACAACACTTTCTTTACCTTCTCCTATTCTTAAACCTCTACCTATTGATTGTAAGTTACGAATTCTACTTTTACTAGGAGATGCAAATACAATGTTATGTAATCTTTTAATGTTAATTCCCGTAGAAAAAGTTCCGAAGCTTGCTACTATCACAGCGTTTTGTTCTGTTTCTACAATCTCTCTAACTTTTTCTCTATCTAGGGCATCGGTTCCACCAAAGACAAAAAAGCTTTTTCTTTTTGATGTATCGTTAGCTATTACCTCTGATAATATTTTATATAAGCCTCGACCATGTTTCTCTACATACTGAAACAATACTAATGTATTACCATTTAATCCATTAACTAGATTTCTTATGAAACCATTTCGTTTTTCATTTCTAACGATCCAATCCATTTCTTCTTGATATGTCATTTTACATACTAATTTTCGTTCTTCATCTACATAAGATAAAACTAAACATTGTATATCTAAATTCGCTAATGTACCTTCGTCCATCAATTCTTTAGAAGTAGTAACAAAATAGGCAGGACCAAACAATCCTTCTAATTGAAGTTTATGTGTTTGTGTGTCTTGTAATGTTCCTGTAGTTCCGAATTTGTATTTCACTTCCGTTAATGACTCCATAATTTTTGTGAGAGATTTGGCTTGAAATAAATGAGCCTCATCTCCAATGACCATACCAAATTGATTTCCAAATCCTTTCGGCATTCTCATCATTGATTGCCATGTTGTAACAACTATTGCTGCGTCTGAACCTTTATCACCACCATATATCTTGGCTACTTCACCTTTGAATCCATAGTCTTTAAAATCTTTCGCCATTTGTTCTACTAATGATGTAGTTGGAACAATGACTAACGCCTTCTTATTCTTTTTAAGAAAATTGTATCGTATAAGACTATATATAATTAATGATTTACCTGAAGCTGTAGGAGATACTAATATACACTTTTGATTATGGGCTGCGTAAGCAATTGCTTCTTTTTGATAATCTCTAAGTTCTAAAGGAATATCTTGAACTATTTCTTCATATCGTTCTATTGTAAAGACATCAGTTTCAGGGTCATATCCTTCTATCTCATAATCTCTTTCTTCACAAAACTCTTTGAGATATGTATATAAACCTAAATATAATTGATTTGTTTGAAGATGAAATAAACGAATGTATCCGTCCCAAAATTTCTTTCTGACAGCTGGAATGAAACTAGCACCAGGAACTTTGAACTTAAAGAATTCTGAAAGTTCTTTTCTAATCGAGTCTTCTGTGGAAATTGTTAAATAAACTTCGTCTTTTTTCGTGACTACGAGCCTGCCATGAATTTGCGCCATTCTATAATATTCTTAATTGTTTGATGTCTCCAAGTCAGCTGAGAAACTACATCTTGTAAATAATTAACTGTAACTTTACAGATTTCTAATTTTTCTAATGCTGTCTGTATATCTTCATCAGCCCCAAAGAATTTGTCATAATCTGATTTAAGTATTGTAAGGCCTTTAAATGGATCATAATCCCAATTTTTTTCTTGTATTTCATCTTGAGTTAGTTTTCCTGTATACCAAAGCCATTTATCTTTTTGTAAATCTTTTAATGCGTGTTCGTATTTAATTTGAATGAGTTTCTTACTTGCTAATAACTCAGCATATTTTGCGTGTAATTGTGGGACTTTAAGGGAAGAAACGTCTAATTCGATATCATCTATTTGACAATCTTTCTTCCATAATTCTTGAATTTCAGATAAAGTTTTATTCTTCATACTATATATTATAACAGCTTTTGCTGAAAAGTCAATTAGGTACTAGTTCTTATCTTAAATAGTGTGTATCTTAATGTTAAATCTGCTACTACATATTCAACTTCTGTAGAATCAGTAGCTAATGTAACAGCACCTAAAGATGTTGGAAAACAATCTTCAAACATAAATTCTAGATTTGGATTGTTAGCTGATGTATTGATTATTAAAGCGGCATCTGAATACATTTTCTTCATATCACCACTACGCGTATCGAATCCGAGCTCTGATTTTGTCACACCTGTTAAATCTACAAAATCTTCAGTATCTATACCAGGTCCTAAAGACATTATCCAATTAAATATTTCTTTATAATTTGTCATATCTTCATCTACAATAAATCGTACATTTAAGGGATCAAAAGTGATTTTATCACCAGGTACATAAGACGTAATTGCTAATTTTGTATCTAATGCCGCTTCACTAAAATTAATATTCGGCAAAGTTGCTCCGACACAAAAATATCTAGTTTTAGGTAATTTGTTTATTACTAAATCAAAATTAACTGGACTCAGATAATTTAGATTTGTAGGGAGTGTTGTCTGCCAATCAGCTGTTGCCATTTCTTATTCCATGTTCTCTACCAGGAAGATCATTCCATCTATAGAATTTTTTAGTTGCAACAGACCAAAACCAACCAAGATATTCATGTTTCTCAGCCGGAATTTTTGATTCTACATAATCTTCTTTATTTTTCTTCATACTTACTATTTATAAAGGAGAGAGTATTGAACTCTCTCCCATATAATTTATTTCTCGTTTACAAAAGCATTAAACTGTCTAGCAGTTTCAATAATTTCTTCTGAAGTAATTTCAATTACTGGTAAAGATATTAAAGAAGCTTCATCACCAGCATGATCTATAGCGAAATAAGCTGCATCAATTTCTCGTTGTGCATTCATTTCAAGTAGACCTTGTGCTTGTGAAAGTAAATCGGCTCTGATTTCGAACCCTGATTTTGTACCATATGTTACCATGATAGCCTCCTGTGTGTATGTGTGTGTTTGACTTCTCTATAAAAGTATTTATAACAAAAAAAAGAGCCCCTTACGAGGCTCTTTTGAAACCAAAAATATGATTTAGAGTAAGTTAAGAACTTCGAAACTTCTGTAGTAACTGTTTGTTGAAGTTGCTGCCAACCCTGAGGCTGGAGTAGCTCCTACAAATGGATTACTTACGATTCCGTAACGAGTTTTAAAACCAATCTTAGGTTGGAATGTGTTCTCACCTACCGCACGAACCATTTGCAGTGGGACGTATGGGCAATAGAATAGTCCAGCATCAAACGGATTTGATCCTCTATATCCAACTGTACAATAGCCTTCACCAGCGCTCACGCCTGTAGGTCTTTGAGACGCACTTGCGTAATATGGGTCGATATACACTTTAAAGGATCCATTAAGGACACCTGCAAATGTATTTCCAGTGTCATCAACTGATAAATTAGTTGACAATGCTGGAGCGTAGTCTAATACACCGGCCATTGCAAGTGCAGATGCTACATCAGACGAACAAAGAATAAAGTTTCCTTTACCCCTACGAGTTTGTCTTGCTATAACATTAGCATTTCTTTCAATGTGATACATTAAACCTTTAAATTTCTCAACTGACCAACGACCAGATGAATCAACATCTAGATCGAATTGACCGTTGACAGAAGTACCAGTTAGGTTTGCTTCTGATGCAACACCTTCAATCTTGGCTTGATCATTAACATTTCTAACAACTTCTCTGTTGATTTCCGCTAGGATTTCACCAGAAAGAATGTTTGCTAGTTCTGTTTCTGCGTCAAGGCCATGAATTGCTTTAAGGTCTTGTGCGAGTTCTATAGTGTACTCAGCTTTTAGCGCTCTGCTCTTTGCGGTAACTGTAGCTTTTTCGATTGAGAATGACATTTCTGCGATAGACGCATCAATTTCAGCTGCTGCCGTAGTGTCGCCTGTACCTGTTGTGTAGCCTGTTTGAATAGCTGTGTTTGCACCGGAAGACGCAAATGGGTCTGTTCCTGCATGTGTACCTGCAGCAGAATAATCAGTATCAGCTTCATTAAATAAAGCCTCTGTTCGTCCTAGTGCTGACGTAGTATCTACATATCTTGCCTTCATTGCGAAGATAAGACCTGTAGGACCAGTCATTGGTTGTACACCACATATATCATATGCTACCAAGTTGGGCATTGCTCTACGAACTAGTGAAATTAGAATTGGATCCCAGTTTGCTGCTGTAGCGGTTGCACCACCAGGTGCTCCTGCAACAGTACCAGTACCGGCTCCAAGTGCTTCTGTTAAAGCACCTCTATCTTCAGCCATTGCTCGTTCTTGGTTTTCAAGTATAACTGACGTTACAGCTCTTTTGTAGCTATCTTCGATCTTTGGAAGTTCGGGATGCTCTAGAACTGGTTGCCACTTTTCTTGAAGTGATTCTGACATAAACATTGTTTATATCCCCCTCATTAAGCTAAATTAATCATCTAATTTAGCGAATTTACTTATTGCGGCAGTATAACCAGCCATTCCTGGATTCGCATTTTGTACTTCATCAGTACTCAATGGATCAGTATCGCTGGACGCCACAGTTGTATCGTCAGAGACAGCTTCAAACTTTCCAGTCTTGAAGTAGGCTTCTTTCAATGTAGAAACTTTCTCTTGGAATTTTTCTGCATCTTCGTAGTCTACATCTTCTGTAAGTTCTTTTAACCGCTCTTGCTCACTATCAGCAAGCTCTTGTGAAGCTTCACTAATAATTTTTTCACGCTTAAGCTCTTCGATATCTTGAGATAAAGAAATATTTTGTGCTACTTCTTCATTCAATTTATCTTCAGTATCGTCAAGTCTGCCTGCTAGTTCTTCAACTACATCAAACTTGTCTTCTGGAACTTCAACGTAATGTTCCTCAAATAGTTTTTTCAAACCATTTATGAAATCTTCTGTGAGTTCGGATTTTAATCCTCGCTCGATAGCTA